TAACAAACACTAAACGCTCCACCATCATTAATAAAGTTTATAGTAAAGATAATATGAGATATGTTTGGATATAAATTACTAACAGCATAATGATATATTCTTAACTGAGGATCATTTTGTAGTTTAGCAAGAGTCTTTTCTTCTCCTGTGGCCCAGTCTAATCGTTTTCCGGTTTTCCAGTCAACAATTTCTATTGTATCATCGTTAACTTTTGTGATAAGATCAATAGTTCCTTTTATGGCCAAATATCCTTCTAAATCCTCATTCTTAGTTTTGTACTTATAATATGCCCAAGGTTTCTTTATTACAATATCGAAATGTTGTTCGGGCTGGAGTATGATTCTATTACGGGGATCAAAGTCACCATTGTGGTCAGTTAGGGCTTTATTGACCCATAGGTGGCAGTCTTTATAATCTTTAGGTTCCCACGCATGATGTTTAAACTGGCTAGTATAGTAGTTGTAGACCTTTTCGGTAATATGTGTTAAATTATAATCATTAACTTTAATATCGCCTAAAATATCATCTACATAAACAGAATCATTGTTTTGCATAGATAGCTTTATTCCGGCCAAGATTTCTAAAACCTTATGACAAATTGTACCTTTGTCAGCCTTTTTGTTAGATGGCGATCTTATACCGAGATTGTATTCAATAAAGTATTGCATAGGACACATACTGTGTGTGCCGTATGAGCTACTTCTTAGATATGTGATTATAATGGTAGTATTCCTTGGTTTTTAAGAAAGTTATGAACAAGTTGATTTTGTTCATCGATACTTATATCTTGATTATGAATGATTAAATCAAAATTACTTTGATCATAGTTTTCTGAATCCAGAGCAGTTTCACTAGCATGATCAGAATGAAATGGGTCTCTTGTTAATTTTATAACATATCCACCAGCATTTTTTATTGCATCAACCTCGTTTGGAAATCTACAGTCCGCAACCACTGCTATTGATGGTTGTTCGTTATTAATTTTAATTATTGTTGCACCGGACCACACATCATGCTTCATCTTTCTAAAGAGGTCGGTACCAACAAACTGCATTACTTCTCTTGCTGTAAGTTGTTTACCATTCCATTGCACACCGGTTACTGTGTTTTTATCTATGTCTTCACCGTAGCACTGATCGTATGATAATCCTAAAATATTCATACAAATATCTTTTTTAAGAGGATCAGCAAAATTATATATCTTACACGAGTGTGATTGTTGAAAATCTCTAAAAACAAGATTCTCTATATACCACGAGCATGTGGTTTTGCCTGATTGTTTGCGTCCCGCAAATGCTATAATTTTTGTCATGATATATTTCCTAAATAAGATTTGATCTCGGTATTGATTTGTTCACTAGTCATTTCGCCAACATCTGCCTCGGTAATGTTTGGAATAAATACTCTGTAAGTATTCTGACACTTACTTTTAATTTGCTGTGCTGCCTTACGACCAGCATCATCATTATCTGTTAGGATTACTAAACTCATAGCACCAGAAGAATCTAATAAAATTTTCTGTCTATCGCTTAAAGATGATCCAAACATAGCAACACTGTTATGAATCCCGTTTTCTTCTAATCTCCATACATTACCCGGACTTTCTACAACTATGGCAACACCGGACTTTAATATATGTTCTTTAGCAAACCAGAAGTTATACAGGTGGTTTTGGCTCTTAAAGTCTGTGTTGTGTTTCCATTTAGAATACTTCCATACGTTGTCTGCATTTGGACAAGCGTGGTCTTGGTTATGAAAGCCCTTACATTTTGTACATTTTTCATGAACGCTTCGCCCTGTGCATCCAACCATATATTTATATTCATTGTCATAAATTGGAACAACAATACGATTATACATCTCTTTGCCTTCTTTATCACATAATCCAACATCATATTTTGTTAGCACTTCTTTGCTATACTTACGATCTAAATAATATTGTGCTGGTATATTAAGAGACTTAATTATTTGCTGCCTAGTAACAACAGAAGCAATTTTTGCAGGCTCATTATTAAGATAGCTAACTACAGTTGTGAATTGGCGTTTTTCTCTATCCTTCCTGTTAATTTTAATGCTGCTTAGATCTTTATTAATAAAAGAAGTAGCATATTCTACAGCTTCTTTAAATGAACACGAATCATTCCCAGGTTCTTTCCAACCATATTTTTGGCTAGAAATAATACCACGAATAAAACCAATTACAGAACCCTTAAAAGTCTTTTCGCAATTGTGTGTTCTACATTTCCAGTTACCTCTGTAGGTGTCACCCTCTGGATATAAATTTAATGCTGAAATATTATCTCCACCATGAATTGGACAACTCATAGTTATCATTTTGTTATTGAATTTATAATCTAAGCCAAAAGAATCTAGCAATGATTCGATATTATCACATACCTCATCACACACTATTTTTAGTTTTGCCTGATCATTCAAATGGGATTTGGTCATTGTCATCGTCATCGACTATGAAGCCCTCACTATCAGATTTGGTATTGTTTTTAATTTCCAGATGTGTTTTACCTTCGGTAATTTTAGCACACCAGCCCTTCATACTACAATTAATGTAGTCGTTATCATCTAATCCACCACCGTGGCGACTAACTAATGGTAACAACTTTCTATTACCATTATCAGTACCATCCTCTGCGATTTCCTCATCGCTCTTACGTTTGAAAATACTAAAATTACTACATAGCCAAATGATTCTATCTGAACCACTAGCAGAGTCCGTACTTTCTTTTGTAATACCATCTCTATTTAACTGAATAAAAGCCACGATAGGAACTTTGTATCTAACCGCAAAATTATGCAAACTGGTCATCATAAAACCCAAGACTTGATATTCTTTAAGATCTTGATTAATACCAGCACTATCCATTAGCTTTAAATAGTCATAAAATATCACACAATCTTTCGCGGTTCCATCATCATTCAATCCCACCTCTTTTACTATCCATCGTCTCATAATTGATAGTTGATCTTCAAACGGTTTACCAGCAATAGTTTTATAGAATAGTTTGGTATCTTTTAATGACTTAACAGCGTCGGTGATCTTGTTTTTCTTATCGGGGGATTCGGCAAACTTTCCAGTTTCAATATTATTGATTTCAATCTCTGTCATCATTGCCAGCACTCTATTAATATGGTCTTCCTTATTCATTTCAGTATCCATATTCAATACTGGGAGTTTTAGTTTATTGGCTATATAAAAACCCATATTGTCTGATAAGAGGGTTTTACCAGTTTTTGGCCTTGCTCCAATAACATTGATTGTGCCTTTTCTTAATCCTCCACCAATTGCCTGATCATAGATTGGAAAGCCTGTTGGTATACCAACTTGATCTGTTTTATTTTCTTCAAGATTTTTTACATAGTCCTCAATATCTGATCCGATAGCCACTGGTTTATCATCAGCATCACTCAGTAAAGATGTGAAATTAAAAATACTATCTTCGGCAATACCAATAATAGAGGCTATTGGCTCGTTGCCTGTTACTTCTAATATTTTATCTTGTGTTGTTTCTAACTGCTTTCTTAATAACCTAGCAATCTCTAGTTTACGAATTTTAGCAGCAAACTTGCGAACATTCTCAAGACTAACTGGAAAATCCATAATAGCCTTAAGATGTTGTGTTTCTTCTTTCTTAGAAAGAATATTGGAAACACCAAGTTCTTGAGCAACAGAATATATTGAGGCAATATCTATCTTAGTCTGATGATTATCACAAAGTGTCTTAACACACTTGTAAATAATACTATTGCTATCTATAGTAAATGAAGTTTCTTGTACTATATCAGCAACATCAAGATAAGCATTTTCACCGTATGTACAAATACCAGCCAATACTGCTCTTTCAGCAGCGGGATCACAAAGAATCATCAACCTGCTCCTGTTGAACATTTGTTGCACTTATATCTTTCTATAGACTCTAGAAGAGATGGTGCAATCTTGTCTTTTTTACCACAAACACGACACTGTACTTTTACAAAATCAAATGGTCTATTTCTCGCACTCGGTGGAGGTTTTCGAATTTTTTTATCTATCTCAACATCCTCCTTACACATGCTAAATTCTGCCATCTGATCAAATCTATTAACAGACTTTTTCTTCTTGGGTACAGATGGTTTTGATGATCTTGTTTTAGGTTTAGTTATGGGTGTTGATACTTCTTCAGCATCATCATCCTCTATTAATCCTTTTTGTAAAATAGCTATTAAAGCTTTTATATCATCTTTATCAAGACCCATGCTTCACCTTTGTTTTTTGTACAGATAGGATAATATCCGAGAGATTTTTAATACCATTAGCCAAGTAGGACAATCTATCTGACCTTTGCTTGGCGTATTTCTTTATATTATTCAGCGATTGGGCTTTGTCATTGTGTTTAATAGCTTGTCCAGCCTTTTCTACATATCCATATCCTTTATAGTTATTAATTTCATCCGCTATTGTCTCTTTAATAACTTCATCGGCCCAGTTGTATCTGGCTATCTCTCTGTTGATTGTTCGTTGAATATGAAAAGAGTATTGTGCCAATCTATATGCTATTTGAGCACAATCTTCTGGACCAAGTTTTTCAATGCTATCTCTATTCATGGTTAAGTATTGATTTAATTCATCTGATGACATACTATCATCTTTATATGATGGTAGGCCAATAGATTGCTCATATTCATCAAGAATATCATCCCAGTATTTAATCTCTTCTTTGGATGTTTTAAGCATTTCTGATTTTTTCACTCCACACTTCTTCGGATTCGTTATAAGATAAATCTACATATTTAATATCGTTTAACTCACACCATTCTTTTTTCTCTGTGTCTCTTCTTTGAGATTTTAAAAAATTAAGCATATTAGAGTGGTAGAATGGAGTAAACTTATAATGTTGTTCTCCATGAACCTCAAAACAAATCTTTTTTAATGGTAAATAAAAATCTAAATAAAGCGTTTCGCTTTTTCTTAATTGTATAGGAACTTCTTCTAAGATCTGTAGTGTGGGATAACAACTTGCAATAAGGTTTCTGGCCGATAGATGGTATGAGGATCTATTAACAATCTTTCCTTTAGCCATATTACCAGTTAAAAGCCAATTATGATTATTACCATCCAAATCTTTAATTAGCATTTAACGCCCATTGTTTCCTTAATAGACTTAACCAAATCTGTATATGCTGCTTCATTTTCTAATAGATATTGTCTAACCTTCTCGGCACCCTGAAATTTAGGTTTATCAGCCAATGCGGTTAGAGTATACCAAGCACCACCCTTGTGGATGATTCCCATATCTGATGCTAGTGTAATAGCCTCCATGTATTTGTCAACCCCCTGACCATACCGAATATAACTTGTAATATTGCCTCCCGGTGGCCCCAGAGCCGAACATACCACTTGCCACTCAATCTCCTGTCCTATCTGTGTACTATCGGCACTCAGTGTCCAAGGCTTGAAGGTTTTTGCTCGTAGTTTTATATCAGTTTGATAAGCAATAGCCTGACCACTCTTCTCTTTAAATTCTGCACCATATCCTGTGGGGTTTCCCATTAAATGGGTAATACCAATTACAATATTCTTATTCACAGGAATAACATTAGCAACTTTACGGCAAAACTTTGCTAGTAATTTAGCGCCGTCTGCTCTTTGCATCTTATCCATTTCACTAGTAATTTCTGCTTCTGTGCATAGTGCAGAATACGAGTCGATGATAACAACACTGCCAGGAATTTCATTAATAATTTTTTCTCCAATCTGGAGATATTCTTCTGCGTGTAGAATCTTACCTTGCTGACTACCAATAACATGAAATTTATCTAGATTTAATCCTGGTATACCTTCTAAATCTCTCTTTTTCAATCGACCTT